GTGCGCTCAGTGCTCGTTTCTTCATGTGACTACGAGGTCAAAACAGCCAAAGAGATCCTCGATTATCACACAGCTGATCTGCTCTATACTCGACTCTATGAGTTGATGTCAGATGCGCTCAGGTATGAGAAGTGTCATACGTTCACTTACTCGGATCACATTTACTACTTTGAAGGAGAGGAGGAGTAAACATGGCCTACTCAGACAAATACCCCACATGTTACGACCTGGTACCGATCAAGCCGGAAGACCTTACAGGCAAACCCAAACCGAAAGCCATAACTGAAGCTGAGATCAAAGCTCTTAAGCTGGCTTCAAAGATCAGATTAGAGGCTCCCAAGGCATCAATTCGACTCACTGCTAAAGCTGCTCGAAAACTGAGAAGATGAACCTCTATAACATCAAATACAATATCAACAAACGACTGAAACGAGTAACAGATATGATGAGTGAAGACGAGAAGAAGCGCATCTCTCAGCGCGCTAAAGAAGTCATGAAGCACCTGATCAGCGAAGGGCGCTTTACCGGACGCGCCCCAAGGGGGTTTGCTGTCGAGGTAAGAGAAGATGGTAAAAAATACTTGGTCGCTGATTCTCAGGAGCAAGCTAATCAAGAGTTGGTGAGGTCATGGAAGCGCAAGGGATACACCAACGCTGAGATGATCGCTATGTGTGAAGCACATGGAATCACCTCGCGCTCAGGTGGCGCGCCAAGTCAAGCGACCATCTCAAGATGGACTCAAGGTGTCGATGCACCAAAGAAGGCAAAGAAAGAGCAGAAGACAAGCAACCCTAATTTGCTAGGACGTAAAGCGCGTCCACGTCTTGAGACGCAGCTTGTGGGCCTTCTACCCTTGATCAAGAGCTTGTTAGCGCAAGGGATGAGCCACACGAAGATCACCAAGGCTATTGAGGAAGCTGGTTATCAAACTAGCAAAGGTAAACCGATCCGGAAGAGTCAAATCAGCTTGATCATCTCCAGGAACAGAGAAGATGAACCTTTATAACATCCGATACAATATCAACAAACGACTGAAACAACTGACAGATAATGATGAGTTCGTATTAGCCTCATTAGTCGTTATCTGCTTATTCTTACTATCTATTTAAGGATACATACACATGAGTATTTACACACCAAAAAACATTCAAGAGGCCATTGATATTGCCTCATTACTCACCAATTCACAGAAAGAAGCTCAAGAGCTCATTCAATGCCATGCCGCTTTTGGTGATCACTTTGGTGGTGATCTTGGTAAGCTGATGACTCAAGCCTACTCTCTCAAGGGGAAGCCGGCTCTTAACGCAGACGCTATGGCTGGTATCTGTAGACGCTCAGGACTTGTTCGTTTTATGCAGGTCGTTGAATGGACTACTGAAATCTGTGTAATGAAAGTGGCGCGACGTGATGAGCCTGAAGAGATCGTTCATACTTTCGTTTATACCATGGAAATGGCCACTCAGCAGGGTCTCACTCGAAATCGAAATTGGCAAACCATGCCTCTACAGATGTTGCGAGTACGCTGTCTGACTATGGCGCTCCGCGCTACATTCCCTGATGCTTGCTCAGGCATCTACAGCGCTGATGAGATCGCTGATAATATGTCTATGTCAGATGATGAGCGCACTCACATCACAGCTCAAGCGATTGGTGAAGAGGTAGGTACTCAGCGACCACAAGCCCAACGAGCTCCACAGTCTCAGCGACCACAAGCCCAACGAGCTCCACAGTCTCAGCGACCACAAGCAGCTCGACCTCACATGAACTCAACACCACCCCCACGATATAAAAGAGTAGGAGAGGTCACCCCTTCTCAATTTGTCGAGTTCTCAAAAGTATCTCAAATAAGAACAGCATGTGAATTTAATGAAATCCCACTAAGTGAAGCTAACGCTTGCATGCAGAGATTAGGATTTCACGCTGATAAAGCCACACCGGAGCAACGACAGCAGTTCTTCTATGAGTGGCTCATGAGCGACACATTACGAAACTCATCTTTGGAGCCTAATTGGTGGAGAAATGTGGGGGAGAGCAAGCATATCATTGCTCAGCTTCATCAAGAGTTTCCAGTGCTCTCGGGTCTTGGTGGTCGAGAAATCGGGCAAACGTTGGGAGACCAATTTTTTTGGGAATCCGTAAAGATTTCTAGCTGTTATTCAGGTGATCTACTAGAGACTGCAAGAGTTTATGTTGAACAATGGTCTCGCCAAGGGGCTAACCAACTATCACCCACTACAATACTTAATCTCGTTGGTTGAGTAGAGCTTCGATTCTCGCTGAAGAAGCTATCAATTCAGAACATTTTGCCTCAATGCTCTCGAAGCGAGTATCCCAACCTCTACCGCGGGTTTCTAGAGATACCACCTGCTGCTTTAATCGGCCCATCTCTTCAGCGTTAACCGCCTTGTCCTGACTCGCCTTTACAACAAGCCCAATAATAGCAACTCCTAACGTTAAAAACTCAGGGGTGATATTCATCATTTCACAGCCTTAACGATAAGCAGAGAAGAGAGGGTAAGCACCACAGCCCCCGCACTGATCCCGCCTATCTTTAATATTTTATCGCGCTGGGTTATCGCGTCACTTTGTTGGAGTATCAGCTGATCCTTATCTTTGAGTTGAAGCTGATAAGCTTCGAGCGCGCTCTTAGTCGCGTCTCTTCTCTTCTCAGCTTCAATGAGTTTTTCTGTCTGCTCTTTGCAAGCTGAAGCTGTGGCCTCGACTGCTTTTTTGCAGATGTCAGGTGAGCCTTCGAGCGCGTCTTTGAGACGAAGCCACTCAGGAACCTCGACAACGATGTAAGGACTATTAACTGCATCATACTCCATCATACCGCGCACTGGTGGCAATGAATCGCCCATCCATATTTGTGGTTGGATAGGTTGGAGAATCAGCCCTAATATCATCAGCGCTTGCATAGCTCTTTTACTCCCTTGATTGCCTTAGTAACTCTCTCTCGACAGACCTCTTCACACTTCAGAACTAGGTCACCAGCTCGAGTTGAATGACAAGCCCCTAGATCAATCTCAGCTTGCTGTCTGCCCTCTTGCTCCAGGGTGAGACGGCCTTGGAGATCCACAAGTTTAGCGGATGCTTTTAACTCCGCTTCATCATAGCCCACTCTAATACCAGCGGCATACACTGAGAATAGAATCAGGATAAACACCCCACCTATGGAACCGTAGAGAAGCCACTCTTTAGTTTGAACGTTTAAGTTGATCATCTTAGGTGTACCATCACCAAGTCATCAGTTACACGTGTAGCTTGACCTCTTGGCAGAGGTGCAATAATGCCGTTGGCCTCAGCAGATGTGGCATCTACAAAAACTTTACCGTTCTCAACTTCTAGCCATCCACCTTCATCTGGTATGGTTCGAGATGCTTTGGCAAAACAGGTTCCAGCGAAGATGACGCGACCAAACCAACCATCAGTATCATCACCTATTGTTTCTTCGAGAACACCCACTGGCTTAGAGTCTGTGGTCGCAAGGTTCCACTTTTGCAAAGTAGCGTCATATTTTACAACAGAGCCATCGGGCATAGTACCGTTTTCGATTGGGACAATAACAAACATAATTTTCTCCTAAGCTAGTCGATAAAATTTAACATGAACAGCGGGTAAATAATGATACGTGTAGTATTCAACTTGTGCTGTATAGTCAGTTACCCTGAATTGAAATTGTTTAGCCGCTGTTAGATTTAAATGCGCGTGTACTGTACAAGAGGCTCGGCCTTTGCCTAGCCGTGTGTAGTTGCCATGGTAGGTAGCATCGGTTTTATTATATAGACGGAATAATATTTTACCCGAAGCGTTACTCCTGGACGACCATCTAGCATGAACAATGTATTCACCTGCTCCGAGTCCCCAAGTGCCTGTCCAGTTATTGCCATAAATACCTGCCGAAGGAGTCACAGTCCCGTCATTATATTGAATAACTTGAGCCGCACGATAGTCTAGGGGATCACCTACCGCATAATTAGCAGAGCCAGTCCAAGAGGCGGCTTTAAGGTCAGCTGAGAAGGCTATTGGCAGAGTTAGGGGATCTTTTTGGATAGCGGAGAAGTTCCCGTTAGCGTCGACTCCGAGAATTTTATCGGCACCTGTTGTTACTGAACTTACATCGTTCACATTTAAGGTAATGGTTCCTTCTCTGCTTGGAGCGTTACCGTTAACAGAACTTACTAAGTGTGCCATACTACACCTTCCATATCATTACAGACGACTGCTCTGCCGGAGTATTGCCTTGATTAGCTACAGTAGCAACATTAGACCTTAGATAGCAATGAAGCTTAATTGTAGCGCTAGACCCTAGTTGCGTATAAGCCTGAATATACCCTGAAGAGTTCTGTATCGCTGATAGATTTTCACCGATAGCACCTATGCCAGAAACGACAGTGTTGCCTTTCTTGAAATAGAAGGAGAGGTGTCCTGTCGCCGAAAACTCGACCGCGTACGTTGCCATCAGGATATAATTACCGGCAGGTAATGTAATTGACTCAACCCAGTCAGTAGTACCCACCTTTGTTATCGAACTTCCGGTAATTGTATTAACCGGACTCGTGTCGTACAAATACAGAGTACTGCCGGAGTTAATACTGGTGCCTGTTGTAGCGTTACTATAATCGTCTGTCTCACCCTGACCTACCAGGATTAACTGAGCGCCCCCAACGCTAACCGGTTGATTAGTCCAGGCACTACCTGACCACTCTAAGACTTCTCCTGCTGATGGTGAGGTAATAGTAACATCAGATAGATTAGAGATATTGACTGTAACGTCTCCATCTAAATCAGGCTCAGCAGTTCCGACCTTAAATTGATTATGACTCATTAGATTACCTCCCAATGTGTTCCGGTGGAAACTAGCGTGATGGATGAATATTGCACATCCATCACATAATCATTGGTTGAACCGTCGATGTTTTGGGTCTGTGGATCGATGGTGATAGTACCAGTTCCCATATTTTTGATCCTAATTTCTTCACCTGATGATACTCCTGAAGTTGGGAGTGTTATGGTGAAGGTTCCTGTGCATGAATAGTGATACCCTGCTTGAGCGTTGGCTGGGTCTGCTGTGATGGAACTATATGTCCACCCACCCCCGCCTGAAGCCTGATCTACCCATGACAGTTGAACTGTATCAGGGTCTCCGCCATCTCCGCCATCTGTTTTCAGCACTTGCCCGTCAATACCAACACCCGTTGGTAGGATCAGATTATATGTAGCTGTAGCTGAGTGCGGAGGGCTTTGGATTTGTATGCCATGTGAGTTGCTCTCACAGTTTAATCTAATCGCTCCTGGGTTTGTATTCCCCTTGACCTCGACGTATCCGGTACCGTTTGGGGCTAAAGCTAAGTTTGCATTTGATGTAGTGATTAGATCATTACCATTAACGTCAAGGTCACCTCCAAGCTGTGGGGTGCTATCATCGACCACAGCAGACAAGAGCGTTGGAGTCCCGCTAAGATCAGCATACGCTCCTGAAGTCGCCACAGTTGCAAGCGTTGGAGTTCCACTTAGATCTGAGTACGCTCCTGAAGTCGCCACAGTTGCAAGCCCGGAGACCTGACCTGAAGTAATAGCTAAAGAGCTAACGTTACTCGGTACAAGAGCCTTGTCGGTGGCTGTTCCTGCTCCGGCTTCGGCATTCGTCGCAATCTCAATGATACCTTTAACTGTCTCGCTTGCATCACTTGCGCTTGGTAGATTAGTGAGCTGTGACCCATCCACAGCTGGCAGACGAGCAGAGCCATCAAGCTGAACTAAATTATTTGCGTCCTCTCCCTCATCAAGTAGAGCCGCTGAGCCTAACCCAAGCGTAGTACGTTGCGCTGAGGCTGTGGCATCATCGAGCAAAGCCCGTCCCGCTGAAGTAAGATCAGCCACCGCGTAAGTATCGCTAGCCGTGGTGTAAACCATCTTGTTGGCTGAGGTGGTCAGACCACTAATAGAGGTGAGACCTGCATCTAGTGGTTGATAGGTTCCATCATCATTGAATGAGCCTACATCAATAGTACTCTTGGCAACATTTACAAACTGACCTGAGCCATTATGTTGTAACAAGTTACCGCTAGCAGGTGTAGTGATAGTCACATCGCTTAAACCATCAAGATCAGTAGCGCCACCACTAGCAGGGGTCGAGTTTTCCCAATCTCCTGATGTGGAGTTATATGAGATCACCTGACCATTGCTGATCGAACTTATGGCAACGTCAGAGAGATTATTAAGACCTGCTGTTGAGGCTAAGAAATCGCCTGTATTAGCTGCCGAGGCAGTCCCAAGCGTTGGAGCTCCGCTAAGATCAGAATACGCTCCTGAAGTCGCTACAGTTGCAAGCCCTGAAACCTGACCTGAAGCAATAGCTAAAGAGCTAACGTTACTCGGTACAAGAGCCTTGTCGGTGGCTGTTCCTGCTCCGGCCTCGGTATTCGTCGCAATCTCTATAACACCCTTAACTGTCTCGCTTGCATCACTTGCGCTTGGTAGGTTCGTTAATTGCGAACCATCCACAGCTGGCAGACGAGCAGAGCCATCAAGTTGAACTAAATTATTTGCGTCCTCTCCCTCATCAAGAGCAGATGCTGTCCCTAGTGTTGGAGTTCCGCTAAGGTCTGAGTAAGCTCCTGAAGTCGCTACTGTCGCAAGTGTTGGGGTTCCGCTAAGATCAGAATACGCTCCTGAAGTCGCTACTGTCGCAAGCCCTGCAACCTGACCTGAAGTAATAGCTAAAGAGCTAACGTTACTCGGTACAAGAGCCTTGTCGGTGGCTGTTCCTGCTCCGGCTTCGGCATTCGTCGCAATCTCGATAACACCTTTAACCGTCTCGCTTGCGTCGTTATCAGTGTTATCAACCTTATCTATCTTTGAATTAGTGACTGTGCCACCCATATCAGCATTGATAATTAGGTGGTCTCCAACATTCCAATCCTTACCGTAGATAGTGCCAGCTGTGCCGATAATATAAACGTCTCCCTGCTCAGCATTAGCAATAGATGGAGTCCCTGCTGTCGCGTTGAATGTCGTCTGATATTCGAAGACACCCACCTTAGAGGCATCCACTACCTCTTTAACTGTAAGAGGAGTCATAGCGATTATATCACTAGTTCCTGTCGCAGCTTCCGCGCTCGTAGCTATGCGAATCTTTCCTGCTGTCGTCTCTGTTGCGTCTGCCACTGAGCCACCTCCTCCACCAAAACCTTGTGCATTCATACTCATTTGTTATTTCCCTTATTTGTTGAACCCTGCATATATAACGAAATTGTCACCACCAGCGGCCTTTTTATATGCCACAGAGGTTACTCCATCACCTGAGTTAAGAGCTTGGCTGTCTACGCTGTACGCTAAAAAGATGGGGATAACTCCATCAGAGTTAGCAACTCCATCTGAGCCACTAGAAGCAGGGCGTAATTTCAGATAGCTCTTTGTATCAGTGCTTCCACTGACCACTTGGATATAAGCGAACTTTAGACCACTTGGTAGTTGGGTACCTGTTCGAGTGTCGAAAAAGTTATCTGATGTGAGGTTATGCCAGTCTGTATCATTAACGTTACTAGCGTCATACGCTGAGGCAAAACCTCCCGCATGAATGGGATATTGAACACCGAGTCTCATGGCTTCTCCATTGAGTTTTGGGGTGGTGGTTGAGTTGTTTGTGGTTCCTTTTTTTTAGCTAGGACGTTAGCCCCTGCAAAGGTCACATAAAGAGTATTAATCAGTGCTAAGACTTCAGTCTTTGCTTGACCTCTAAGAGCTAGTATAAAACAAACTCCTAGCGAAGCATAGAAGCCCATAGCTTTCCGGCCGCCAACTTTTGATGTTAGCGTTTCATCTGTGGGCTTATTGGTCGAAGTCATCTGCAATCAATCTATAGACATGAGCCACATCATTCAGATTTCGCTCTCGTTTAATGACTCCCTCTCCATAAGAAGCATCACCCAAAGTACCGTAAGCATTACCCTCAACAGTTTTGTAGTCTCCACATGAATCAGGAGGCTCAACACATATAGTGATGTGATCACCCTGCTTAGCGCGTTTGGCGCTATAGACAACCACAATATCACCGGGCATCATTTTTTTATGGTCGATACTTCGAGAGGTTGAACCCCAATTTTTGAAGAGTCGATAACAGCTTGGGAAGATCTTTTGTCGGATGGTCTTCTTGACGCTCAATCCCCAGCAATAAGCCGCAAAAGCTCCACACCAAGCGAACTGTCCATTCTTTGTATATTCCTTTTCCCATCCCCAACTGATGCCTTCTGATGTACGAATATAAGTATTAATACGCTTAGATGGGTCTTTAACAACTAGCTCCCATTCAATTTGACCACGTTGTAAGGCTTCATGTACTCTGTCTGAGCTATGGGGGAGGGGATGAAATACGAGCCGTTTCTGCTCATACTCTGAGTCTAAATCAATTTGAGCTTGATTAAGCGCTCGGTCTAATCTTCTTACTGAGTGCTCCAGCTCTTCAACACGTGTTTCAAGTTCTGCTTTCGTAGGCATCAACTAAACTCCTGAGCATCGACATTGGAATTAATAATGTCTGAATCATTGGCTAGATAAGCATCAAGCCGGTGGTCAGCTGATGCGCTAGCATAGGTTGTGGGCTCGATAGTACCAAGCGCTGAGCTGATGCCATGAGCCGCTGTGAAGGTGAGCACATTGCCCACGATTGTCTGAATGGTCAGTCCTGTGATAGCTGAGTCATGGTTAGCTTGAGGAACATAATCAACCACGTCACCCACCGCAAAAAACGAGGCATCAGTCACGCTTACTCCTGAGTAGGTAGACTCTGCAAGAGTAACATTCGTGGAGGTGTAGGCTAATACTTGCGCTGCACTATTCCAATTAACTGGACTTAATCCGGTGGTGATCAGTTCGATCTCACAACCCTCACCCATCAGCTCCTGACGTATCGAGCGAACTTGACCAACCCCGTCCACCACACCATAGCTATCATCATAGCCCTTGAGGTGGGGTGAGCTCACTTTTAAATAAGAGCCTACATCTATATAAGCGCTCTGTCCGGTGCCTATTGCACCGCGCCACACCCGAAGAGGATTTGATAACAGGTTGAAAATACGCGCTGAGTTAGGAGTGAAAAAGGCGAAACTGTCACCAGCTCCTCGTCCAAATTGCTCAGAGGTGACACCAGCCAATGAGAGCGTGATAGCTGAACGCTCACCACCATAACGATTGATTGCTTCTTGGTTATTGAATATCACCTCTTCAGTGTATTTTTCTTCTACTGGATCATAACCAAACTGATATTTGATTTGAGTTACTATGTCTTCATAAATGCCCCAATGGGGGGGTGGGTCTGCTATCCAATTACCTGCTGATATTGTAAGCTCAGAAACTTCCGGCCTCTCATTACCGATAGGTTGAAGTGAGAGCCTTGCGCGCCCCGTTGAAGAGTTGCGAGTCATAACGAGAGTGGTACCTGCTAATCTTAACAGGCTCTCAAACGTAGAGCGTAGATCTGCCCCATCTCCTAAAAAGTTAGCCCCCAGGGTGATAGGTGAGATTACATCTAACTGAAGAAAACTGTTTACGTCTATGTCATCCTCAGAGACGTTTAAACCTATGCCTAAGAGATCAAAACTACCATTAACTTGGTCACCACCCCCACTTTGGAGGAGCTTTAGTAGTGCGGTACCACAAAGCTCACCGTTGAGTTGACCACCCTTATAAATCAGCGCTCTCTCTCTGTCTGTCCAGTCTCCAAAAGACGTATTCTGAAAATTATCATTCTCATCTGAGATGTGGATGAGTACACCTATATCAGAGCCGCCAAAAGTCGCGGTAGTCTCGTGAGTGACCTTGAACACTTGGTGTCTAGTCTCATTAAGAGCAAGGTCTTGATATTGGACTGTGATGTAATATTCATCAGTGCCAGCGCTCGTTGGGAGTCCTAAAGAGTTTTCAACTAGTATCACGCTCTCGAAATGCTGATAATATGCTCTTGGAGTATCCTGCATTTGAAATAGGCTAGTAGTTCCGGTGGGTGTAGTGCCTAGCCTCACTAAAGTTGGTGGGTCTTCGAGCAAGCTTTGAAGTATCGGCTGACCTTCCCTAGCCAAAGGGAGCGGATAGAACAAACGCCCCATCGAAGGCATAGCACCGCGAACCCCATTAACCCCCCATCTAAAAGCTTGCCTCATTCCAAAATTTGCCGCGTAGAACTCAGAGAGAGTTCGCCAGCTTGATGGATGTTGCCACAACCAAAGGAGCGCTCGAAATGGTGAACTGCTTAGCTTTTCGAAACGTATAGTGTTGTCAGGGTTTAGCCTCCATCTACCAAACCCACCATTGAGCCCTGCCGTACTATTTGGGCCATCATTAATTAATACATCATTAACGACATCAGGCCAGCGCTTAACTTCAGCAGTACCTAGTTGATGTTGCTTAAGCTCACCAAGGGGAAGACGAACAAACAAGCCTGATGTAGCGCTGATCTCTGAAGCGTTAAGCGCATTGGTTAAACTCCCATCTGATACAAAGCTGAATCCAGGCACGTTTGAGTCATAAGTAATAGATGTGGGGAAGACACCACCGCTAACAAACACAAATTCTTCAGCTTTACGCAGCTTAGGGTATCTTGGGTGCTCCCTTGGATAATCGTCTCCATCCGGCCCTTTGGGTAAGCTGACATCAAAATCATCAAAGAGATTAGCGCTATTCTGTCGAGAACTAACAACCCCATCGAATGCGTTGGCTGTGATAGTGCCTGATGTGTCAGGAGTTACAAAGAGATCCTCATCAACGATTCGCTCTAAGCCAAGGCCATACTCTAGAACACTCCCATTAACCCCATCATAATAATGATGATCTTGTAAGAGTCGAGTCTGAGCCACTCCTTTATCGGTGAGGCTAGTATCTATCAATGCAGTGAGAGGTATAAGCGAAAGAGTAATCTCTCGACCGTCTTCAATGATAGGTGAGGACTCAATAAACCCATTAATTATCTCGGTATAGTCTGAGGTCTCACCGCTTGGATATTGATGGGCCATATACAACTTGGCGCGGCGGCCCCTGAAGGTCGTAATCTCAGTGGTGAGCTCAGGGATTTGTGACCCCTCTAAGCTTGTGCTGTGGGTCTGCTGAGGTGTGCCACCTGTTCCACGTGAAACAGTTACTGTTGTTGTGGTTGCGCTCGCCGCTCTAACTGTCTCCGCTCCGATATGTAAAAGTCGAGGATAACTTAAGCTAGTGAGGTCTGTGCTCAAATTAAAGGTGGTGTCGGTACGGCTTGCGCTCGAGGAGAGTCTACCTCTAGTTGAGGCCGATCTAGCGCCACACCTCCCAAATACTATGCCTGGATCATCTAAACCACCTCGTCTAGAGTCGATACCAAGCGATACACTCACCGCCCCATACTGAGCAATACCTCCACTAGGATCAATCGATGCTGAGAAGCTGCCTACTGATGTGATAGCTTCGAGATCAGTGTAACTGATACCGGTGGCTACTGTGCTATGAAGGTTTGAGGAGCTCGGTGGGGGGTGGCTGTGATAGCGGTATTCTAAACCCGCGACCTGTAAGGCAAAGACTCTGCGGCCATGTTGACTATCTATCATGCTGTCACCTCCGGCATAAATACATCATAGATATGTACAGTGAGTGGTATTAGTTGCTGACCTGTTACCACAATATTTAGAACCTCTCCTCTATTAGCGACAGGAACAAAGAGCGGCCTTGGTGGGTCAGGTACTATGTTAGAGGGAGCAGGGACTTCATCGCACCCTGTAAACGCTTCCATAATATCATTGGCATCACCTCTTAACTCTGTCTCAGTAAAGCGCGTCCCTGCGTCTAATACTGTTCCAGTGTAAGAATTACCTGCTGTATCTCTTAGCTCGATACTAAGCGAGACTGAAGAGGCAAACTCAAAGTTCACAGCGGTATATTGAATAAGCAGACAGAGGTGAGAAGTCTGAGCTTTGCTCTGATAGAGAAAGTTATAGACCTGCGAACTTTTGATTTCACCAGGAGCTACGACGCGAGTTCGACCCCCGCGACCTGAAAGCACCTCTCTCTCTACTTGATAATGAGCCTCACCGAGAAACTTAGAGCGCTGAAGTTGAGCAAGAGCGCTAGCCATTTGAGATACAGCACCACCAAAAAGAGGTCGCCCATTATGACACCCCACTGCATTTGGTAGACGTTGAAATGATGATGGTACTAACATATTTACACCGCCAATATTGAGAGACCGAGAATATAAGGAGGCGAGGAGGTGATTAGATTGTTTGGGCCTAATAACACTTCATCATTATTTGGGGACAACCCTAGCCCCAACTTGTAGACATCTCGTTTAAAGATCGGTGAGAAGTCCACATGATGAGCATAACCGGGGCGCTGATCTACATAAAAAGACGACCAACCATTGGAGTTAAGGGTAAGTCTATATCCAAATATATCAACGTCTAATGTGGTTGATATATTGGCAGCCTTAACAAATATCTTATTTTTCAAACTAAGGTTATCAGCACCACCAGCGAGAAACATAACCGAGTTTTTTAATAATGGGTCGAGTGTCCCAAGTCCTTGAGGAGCTGCGCTACTTGCACCGCTCACCCCTGACCAATTAAAAACGGTTCTACCGCGTTTCCTGAGCATCCCTATATTATTAAGCGTATCGACTCCAAACCTAGAGGGTAGAGCTTGATCAGCTCCCACTCTGCTTTGACCTTGAGGGATAAAGTCTTCTGTGAATTGGTCAAGTGTTCGAGTCGCGAGAGGTGAACTCAATGAACTCCAGTTACCCTGAATGTTTGCCACCTCAATGGTTCCCCCACTGGGGGCTTGGAGGCTTAGAGTAAGCTGAGCTATCTCGTCGTTCTCAACTGCTGAGATAGCTACTGTGATCACATTAAATACTGAGTTATAGCGTGATGAGTCTGTGATGGTAGTTTGCGCTGAGTAGCTCCCACCAAGAGGAAAGTTGACTGTGACCTTAGCGACCCCACCGGATAGGGAAGAGTAGGCGCTTATTCTAAACTTAAACTCTATATGCTCTTCGCTAGGGTGAGGAATATACCACTCACAGACATCTGTTAGAGAAGTATCCGTAAACTCGAAACATTCCGAGTCCCACGCTTGATTAACGACATCACCACAACCCCCATCTGCAAAGGAATGATTTTGCATGTCTGCTAGGCGCTTGGCTTCTTCGGCTCTAACAGTCAAGCCCGTGATCACTCTAGCTGGATCGACTAGAACAGGAGGGGATGTGAATGAGTTGCTCATAAATGCTCCACTTCAATCGTTACTGGTACTCGTCTCTTGAGTCTAGTGGGGTAACTTAGATCTAGGGTGTTGATAGTCAGTGAACCTCTCACCCTTCCATATTCTCCGTTATCCTCAGAAGTAAATAAAAGATCATAAGCAGGTTGATCTGCTGTCACCTGAGCAGTCAAGAGCGCGCGGCGGCTGTCACCCCAACCAAGATAAATATTGACCCTCTCACCTGCTGAGCAGTATGGCATCCATCTATTTGTAAAGTGTCGGTAGTCGTCTACTTGGTCTAAGAGCGCGTCTAAATCGAACGATAGTATAGAGGTTATATATGAGCCTATAAAATTACTCGTATATCCTCCACCAATTAGTCTGCGAGACTGTGACTCATTCTGTACTCGCAGATGATGGGATTGGTACGGCCTTGATGGGATCAATACCCCGACTGGCTTATGAGTCGCGGTGATTAGGCTATAGACAGTTGAGTAAACAACCGGAGTTTCACCACCTGTAAAGCCAAGCAAGTCCCTAAATGCAGATGATGACCAAGATATATCTCCAATACTAGAAAGATATGAGCAGTTAACATGGCCATTATCATCAAGAAACCACGTAATGCTAATATTGTTCTGTGCTGTTGCATCGAGCTTTGTAAGATCATTCTCACCAACGTTATCAGCATCATTGATGGCTTGCCTATTCCTCAGAAATACTGTGATGTCTTGCATGTAAATATCAATAGCAGGGAAATTGAAATCACCAGCTCCACCCACCTCACGTACGCGATACAAAACGTCATCTAGATTAACAGAACCTCGCGTCCAATTGTTGGGAGCTGTGACAACATAATCAGAGCCGCTTAAAGTAGCGTTGAGCTGACTGCTACCAAAACCGAGAGCATCAACACTCCCGATGTAATCAAGAGTAAAATCCACATCAGAGCTAACCACCACTTTATCATCTGAGTTTAGTGTCACAGTCCAATCATTACCAAAGTTAGCAGTGGTGTTGATCTGTCCAGTAGCCACTACGCTTTGATGACAAACGCGACCATTAAGAAAAAATAGCAGATCCTCATAAACTCCTTCTCCTTGGTTGAAAGTCTGCATAGAGACAGCAGAGCCACCTGAGCGACTGAAGAGCTCTACACCACTAAAAGGACGTGCATCAAAAGCACTAAGTAAACCAAACAGAGGAGCTGTATTTTCAAACGGCATTAGAAAGACCTCCGGGGCGCGCCACGTCGTCTAGTGTTTTGTAGTTGAGTTAAGCGATCTGCAAAAGCACGCTCAGCGGCTTGCTTGGTATCGTACACAACAGCACCACCAAAGTTAATATTGAATATTGTTTGTGCTGTCTCTGCTCTTTCTCGCTCAGGCTCAGGAGCAATTTGAGATAATCCCGTGGGTGATATAGATGGGGCACCACCCCCACCCCCACCACCTGAAGCGCCCAAAGCTCGACCACTCGCTCCGGCTGTAACAGCTGCGGCCGCCATCACTCCACTAGCAATACCATAATTTGCAGAGAGAGCTGGGTTGGTAAAAAGAGAAGCCACGGCCTTAGCACCAAACATTAAACTCTCAACGGCTGCTTGCTGACCAAGTGCTACTAATACTTCTCCGACCGCTTTAGGAAGTGCATTCTCTTCCTCCTTACCTATCCTGTTTTTCTCTTTCGTAAAGTTCTTTTGAAGCTCAATAAGGCGCTCATTGGTTTTGATTGTTTCCTCAATTCGCTCACTTTGGGAACCCTTAAACTTTGAGAGGGCTTCTCGCTCAGATGCCACTTGATCACGAAACGTATCTTTTAAATTTTGACGTGCAGTATCAAAAGATTGATCTGTAAAAGTCCCATAGAATACCTCAGTTAATGAGGTTCCAAGGCTTTGAGCTACGTCTAAAGAGAGCTCTTTAAATTGTTGCATCTGCTCTTTTAAAGCTCGTCCCTGAATTTGCTCTCGTTCTAAATTAAAGCGTCTTGATAGCTCTGTTAATTCTTCCTCTGAGTTTTCCTTAAGCTCGCGCTCTCTTCGATATTTCAGCTCTAATATACTTAGCTCTTTTTTAGTGCCATCTTCGAGGAGACCAGCATCAAATTCTAGATTAGAGATAATGAACTCTCTTCGTTGGAGTTCTCGTTGTTTCTGCTGATCTAGGCGCTTGGCTTCTTCGGCTCTGCGTTTTACCTCTTCAGCCTGAATGAGTTTCGTTTTCTCTGTTTCAAACTTAAACTGAAGAGTGCTTAGAAGAGTGTTGTTATCTTTAGCAAGTTGCCTTTGCTGTTGATAGCGTGCCTCTAATATATCTAGTGATGAAGCCTCGGTGAACTTCATCCTTGCTATCTCTAACTGATGAGACTGGAGTAAGTGTTGCTTCTTTAAAGCGGCCTCTCTAAGAGCTGTGTTTTTAACTTCTTTAATCTTATTTTTATTTATTTCTTGAGCTGCTCTTTGTTCCTCTTTAATTGATTGAGAGATTAAAATTGTCTCTTCATCATATGCTTTAATTTGAGCATCTAACTTCTTTTCAATGCTCGATAATGCTTTTACGTCTTTCTCATTCTCTTTAACTTTGAGAACTAGAAGATCAGAATTAAGCTTAGCTTGGCGCTTTAAAGCTTCCTCTTCTCTCTTAGAATTACCCATTAAACCCGCTTCAATCTGCTTTAGATTTGCAAGTTCTGCTTGTTTCTCTTTAACTCTAGATATAGTGGATTCTAAAGATGTATCTTCTAAGTCCTTATGCATTTTTGCAGACTTCGCAATCAATACTTGAGCTTTACGTTGGTCTTCAAGATAAGGAAGTAATTTTTCATTTAACGCTACAGAAGCCCGAGTATGTTCACGGTTTGCCTCTGCTAAGTCATTGCGTTTCTTTTCAAGGTTTATAAATCTTCCTGTAACTTTTTCAGACTGCTCTAGTGCAGATCTATATCTTAATGTTGCCTCATTAAGTTTCTGTTGAGCCTGTTCCTCTTCTCCTAAAACTTTAGAGAGCTTTTCACCTGCCATTTGAACCCGTTCTTTTGCAATTTGAGCTCTTATATTGGATGAAGCATAAGCCTCTAAAGCTTTTGAAGTAGGAATTACACCCTTCTCAGCCAACTCCTCTAGTTTACTTTGTAGATCACCAGCCGCCGCCGCCATAGCTTCTTGAGCGTTTTCAGCTTCTTGAGCCGCCCCTGTAATGTTTTTAAATGTGTCGTATAAAGCCATGCCTGCTAGAACCACCCCACTAATGGCTGGAACTAATCCTGATAATCCCTTTACACCTATCGACCCAACTGAAGAGATACTAGTACCTAGATCTTTAAATGATCCACCCAAGTCATTAACATTATCTGACAGTGAGCTAATGCCTTCTCCTAAATGAGAGTTGGTCTTATCAAAACGTTGGGCAACGTTTCCAGCAGTGTCGCCAACACTTTTAAGACCTTTTTGGGCCTTATCAGCGCCTTTTAATTCTACTTCAATATCTAGTGTACTAGTTGCCATGCTTCACCTTTTCTAACATTCTTTCATGGGCTCTTATTTGAGCCTCTTCAGTTGTCGAGTGTAGCACGTCAACAGCCTCAAGAAGAGCGCAAGAAGGTTTTGGATATTGATCTTTAATTTTATAAAGCCCCGCTCGATGTCTTTGATACGCTCGGATAATTGGGGCCATTTTATTGGCTCCGGCTACAGGGCAAGACCTGATTTTAGAATCGCTGAAGTCTTCCCCACAGTCGGGAGCTACGCGATAACCTGGCACCCATAAACCTAGATTATCTATTTGGGCCAATGGTAGACCACTCTCAAATCTTCCCCCACAATTGCCGCGTTGTTTTCTCAATTTGGGGTTAGTTTTGCATTGGTCACAGCTCCAAGCGCGACCTCTATTTTGGCTTAGCCAAACAGAAGCCGCAAGCGCTATTTTCCCTCAATACCTAACAGGCTAATTCTCTGAATGTGTAGCACAAGCTCAGAGATAACTTGTACTCTGTGAGACTCGGGCCTTATTTGTTGGATCATCTCAACGCTAACCTGCTCCCCATCAATCGAGACTAGAGAGCTTCGAATCATCTCAATATAAACTCTATTAAGGTATTGTTGATAATCGCTCATAGCCTCTCTATCCTCAGAGGTTAAAGCATGGTGCCAGCGTGCTTTTTCTTCTGCATCATCAGGAGCCTCAGACCAAAGAAGACGACCTAGCTCAGAACGTGTCAGAGCTCCTGCTTTACATTCGGCCTCTTCCCGCTCAGATGGTGAGAGAGCTTTGAGAGTAAAGTGTGTGGCATCATCCCCAACATCATCCAACCTGCTTTTATCTCCTGTTTCGAGATAGGCTGAAACTTGATCAGGTGTAGCCTTGACTGCTGGGTCAACAGAAGCAACCACTTCTATAAGTTGCTCTGATGAGGTGAGGAATGAGAGTGCCATTTTAGATACCTAAGCCTAATCTGAATGGTGAGGAGCTCGCGTTAGTTTCAACGACATCTCCACCGAATCGGCTCTGTGAATAGGTAAGTTGTTGTCGAACTATATCATTACCTGACACATCATAAGCGCTTGGGTCAACAGTGAGCATAGCGGCAGGTAACATAATACAACAACCAAGACCATCACCCTGTGGCCCCGTTCCAACTACAATCTGACGGACTGTTCGGTTGAAAAAGTCGTCAGCTACGAGTGAGGCAGGTGAGGAGAGAGTAAGGTTTAATTCAACTGTTACGTCTGTAATTTCCATATCAGACATAGCAAGAATATCGTTACTGTGTCCTAGTGGGGTCAGGGTATTAGTGAGCGTCAAGCTGAAGTCTTCAGCTTGTAGAGCAGTACGCGCTAGCTTATCGCCTGTGGTCGCGTTGGTGAGGCTAGTGGGCGAAGTCGAAGACGCAACCACATAAGCACCTCTGAAGAGTTGAGCCGCTCCGGAGTTATATACAGGCTCAATAGGCCCAACAGCGTTACCATGATCATCTTGTATTAGAGCAGATTGATAGACGAAATCAGCCATAAGACGGCCGTTATCTAGCGCAATACTCAGGCTCTCCAAAACACAGCCATACGCGAAAGATCGAAAATTCACACCGTCAACACGGAACGCTAAAGAGTGCTCTCTTGATCCTGTGGCAGTCCGCCCAGGAATGTACCAAGTTTGCATGTTGCGAATAGACGTATAAGAGCTACCTGAGAAAGCTGGTGAAATAGTTACGTCTGAGCTTGCGTCTGCGTTGTCTGTAATAGCTGAATACTCAGCACGACCATTAATAGTTGAGCTTACCAACGTTCCAATATCAGCCTCCGCTGGTGCGCTGGTGGGAGTATAGGTATTAGCATCAACTGCTGTCACACTGTCGCTTGTGATGGATGGTAGACGAGTTTTAAGACCACCGCCTAAGAGATAGCCTAGATAATTTGCCGCGTAAGTGTCTGCTGAAGTTCCTAAAGTAGTGATGTCTACTCTAACCGTAACTTGACCTGTACGGCGGCGAACTCTTGATCCACCTGAATAAACTGTGTCAGGCTCAGCAGGAATTGAGTAATTTCCATCTTTGGCATCATTGCGCTCTGAGGAAATTGGCTCGCCAGTAATAACGATTGGGTCTCGCTCGCAAGGTATAGAAACAAAGGTCAACCCTGAGTCATCAGGTAAACCGGTGGATGCAGACAAAGAGCCAAAAGAGCTCTCTACTGCTACTGATAATGATCTATGAGTTACTGCCATGATCAAGCCTCCAAATAGAGTAGGGTGAATGGAACGCTGAGAATATGAGCAATATTATTATCAATCTCAACGGTATCTAATAAAGGTGGCTCAGGAATTACTGAGACTATTCCTGTGATAGACAGAGAATAGTTTGGCCCCTTAAGTTTAGTTAGGATGAACTCTGCATCTTCAGCCATCATTCTTTGACGATACGCTAAATCATTTGGTATGTCATACCTCACGCGAACTTGACAGAGAGCGCGCCTCCTCCCACTGAGTCCGGCTGCTCCATCATCTTCAGGTAATGACTCCATATCTATCTCGAAATACCTGTTAGAAGATCGCCTCTGCTCTAAAGGTGGCAACATCCCATTAGCTCGGTTATGACAAACGAAAGTATGTGAGGGATCACTTTTAGGATTGATGCTTTCTATCTGATCTTCAAGATACGATAGTGCTTTGAAGATACCTTGGCTCATCGTCTGCCTCGTTTCTTCTCTAGTTGTTTTCTCAGCTCATTCTCAGCTGTGGCGACTAGAATATCTATATCTTTGGGTGATAACCCTAGAAACTCTCTAGTCTGGTTCACCTGATAACCATAAGTAGCCTCATCAGTTAAACCAATAGTAAAACCGTCTGCTGTGGCAGATTTAACGACTAGGTTATTCATCATGTTACCGCTTAATACTAGATCAACCTCAGCACTATCTGAAGAGTTTCCACGTCTTCTGCTCTCATACTTATACTGCTGATAACCACCTTCATAATAAATGCTGTTGTCCGTCCTTGATGGCCGCCCGCCTTTTGGTTTTAGTCGAGCACCACGTTTAGACACGTAAAGAGGCTCCGTAGAGTATGCTCTAAAAGGTTTACCACTCGCGTCTAATCCTCTTGAAGTTCTCAGCTTGATTGATGCAAGCACATCTTGAGCAAGACGTAATGTCATCTGAGAAGTCCAAATAGATGATGGAATATTTAATTTAAATCGCTTAGCCATATCAATGTCTCATGGCACGAATTGGAGTAAAACGCTTGTCGTAATCTGTTTTACTATATGTCTTCCAAGATGCCCGAAAGTCCCGACTAGAACCACCTGAGCGCCTTAAGTTTTCCTCTCCTTCATCAACAACCCCATCTCCATCTAGATCAAGAGTCACTGACCTAAGAGCTATATTGAGAAGCTCTTTGTATCGCTCTCTCATGGCCTCGGCTGCGTCTAGCTGTAATTGCATTTCGAAGATAAGAGCAGAGCAGCAGTAAGCATGTGCACGCTTGAAACTCTGCTGATTAAATACCTCATCTTCAGTCACATCATCAGGTATTACATGATCTCTAATTGCTAAAATAATGTCTTCGAGTGAAGCTCTAATCTGTGGTTCAAAGTCGCTCTGTCTACGTGGCACCATATCAGCCAAGTTTGCAAACATGCCAACAAGCTCATCATGATCTAAGCCAGTGTCAAAAGGTCTTGGGGTGACTTTGAGCAGACCTGTCTCAACTCGCTCCTGGCCTACTTCATCCTGATAATTGATAGTATAAGGATAGGTTCCGGCTGTGCTCATTTGAACTGCTGTTAGATCAACATAGCTCAGAGTTAGTTTTAGAGTAGCGCTTGAGCTCATCTCAATATTGCGCGGTAGTGGCTCGGCTAGTATCGCCTCAGTACCACCTAAGCGAGACACTAAAACTGCATAGTATGTGTCACGTGATGTTGTTAAAAAACCTCGTTGTTCATCTCGCTCTAACGTAGTACCAGCGCTTGAAGAGAGCGTAAGAGTTCGTCTATCGTTAGCTATTGCGTTAACAGTTACATCTGCTCTTGATTGAGTGAACAGCTCTGTAACATCTCCTGAGCTGAGTTTCAGGGTAATAGTAGGTGAGCCTGTATAAGGTCTAGACGGATTCCAATAAAAAGTATGGGCTTGGCCCTTGATTGTTTTTCTCATCTCTTCGCTCCCTTATTGGCTTTGGCTATGTCTTCTTGTTTGGCTCGGTCAAGGTCTGCCGCGTCAACAAATGAGTCTGTAACAGGTGACCATGAGTGCCTGCAATTATACCCACCACAGCTAATCTTGACACTTTTCCCCTGTCCGTTATTGAGCTTAGACATCTGTGTTTCATCAACCACTAGACCGATAAGCGCTCTACAGAATGGTCGAGTAATTCCATCTTTAGGGCCAGTGTATAAATAACTGGAGAGGTCAGCAGCTGCCGCCGCTGTAGCTGTCAAACTTCGTCCGAGCTCACTAATTGAAGTCCTGACCTCTGTTAACTCGCGCCCCTCTGATTGTTCTAGTCTACGTTGAAGATCACCAACCACGACATCAATTGGTATTTGAGTAGCTAATGATTGGAAAGCATCTCTCATGGCACGCTTATAGTCAGGTAATATAACATCTTCAAAGATAGCCGTTGATGCGTTGGCTTGCAGGAGATCCATTTGAGGCATGGCTTGAGGTGACAAATCAATATTGATCACCTCAAGCGATTTCTCAAAAGCATCTCTAATTCTATCACTCTGTTCAATGTAGTCATCAACCACTAGACCCATACCGCTCCCTAAGAGCAAGTCTAATAACTGATCATCATTAAACGAGAGTAATAATTGTGGATCGGTGGTAAGTGCCACCTGTTCCATTCTCGCAACTAGTTTCTGACGTGCTTTAGAAAGAGAGGTTTTAAAAACCTTCTCCGCTTGCACTTCAGCTTTTAGCTGATCTCGTCTAGCTCTGATGAGTTTTGCTACAGGATCGCGCGAGCCTTTGACCTGTTTGTTTAGGTCTTCAATTGCTTTTAAATCCGCGTCCTCTTCAGCTAAGAGGTAAGCCTGTAGCAGTTCATTCATCTTAGCTGTGGGTGCCGGTCAAGACGTGGCCGAGGGTAGAATCGATGGCCTTATATTGGCTGACTTCCTCTGCGTAGACATAGCGACGAGTCTTATCTGGTGAGTCATATTGACCTGCTACCATGTTGCCAAATTGGAAATTGAGCGCGGCTACAGGCATACCCTTAACATTACCGCTCTTTTGCACGATGGCATCTGCACCACGAAGGATACCCATAAAGAGCTTGTCACCACCCCAAACATAACCTTCATCGCTCACAGCACCAGGAACAGCTCTATCTTGACGAGCTGCTCCAACGTAAATATTGGGGATACCAAGCACTGAACGAAGCACTTCAATAACTGCCTCATCATTGAGAATAAGGTTACCTGAAGCTAAGCCATTAGCCACGGTACCTACATAGCCTCGAACCTCGGGATTGCGCGCTAAAGCTCTAAAAGTCTTACGACCAAAGATAAGCGTATCGGGGTTGATTCCGTGGGCCGCCTCAAAGACTGTATCTTTTAGCTGATGAAGCTCTGAGAGTGGCTCAGCTCCTGCTACGTCAAAGTTATTAGTGGCCGCTGAAGTGTTAAAAGCGGTGGCATCAAAGAGGAGATCAGCAGCGCGTTTTTCTCTTGCAAGCTTCATCACTCGGGCGACTTTACGAGCTAATCTCTGTTCTTCGCTTCCTGGATACTGACTATCAAAGATGTCCTCCATAGCGATACTATCAGAAGCCGCGTAGATCTTAGCCTTGAAAGTCTGTGAAGTACGATCAAAGCCACCGATGGTAGCGCGTGATGACCCCGGAGCACGCTCTAGGTCGAGTCCCGCCCCAGCTCCCATAAAGTTTCGAGTCTCTTCGAGAAGAAGAGTACCTGAGCGCTCAGGAACAACGATAGGCTCAAACACTTTATCAGCGATAAGTTGGTCATCACTAGGAACCGCCTCTACTACGAGGTTGGTTAGGATTTGGTCAATTGGATGTAAATTAGAATATGAACTAGCCATGTTTTTTTACTCCTTAAGAAAGGTTAGTTAGGTTTGACGGCCCCATAAAGATGACTTTAATTTGGTCACCACTAGCGGCTGAAGCTTGGTTAACATTTGGAATAATGCGAGCTACAGCATATTTATCGTCGGCTCCATCAAATGCTATAAGCTTGCCATCAGTTGTAGCCATTAAGAGACTCATAGTTGCTGGGTTGATGGTTCCACCAGCAATAGCGCGAGACTTACCAAAGACCGCAACTTCAACACTATCCCCTGTAGAGCAAGCTCGTTGAGCGATACCTACACAGTTATTCTCAGTGGCTGCGGTAGTGATCTCAGCTTTACCAGCCGAGTCAACAGATACAAGAGCGTACTCAGTGATAACTTCAGCCGCGATAAATGAAACAAGGTTGTCTGTATTAGCCATAAGATTTAACCTCCAAAAGCTTGATTGTAAAAGTCGGGGTTCTCACGTCTAACTTTGGTGAGAGCCTCTGAGTAAGATATACCCTCACTCTCAGCTGTGAGTGTCACGCGCTGGTCGAGGGATTTTTTATTGATTTCCTCACCACTCGCACCATGTCCAACCTCGTTAAGAGGAACTGCTTGTGATGGTTTACGCTCTGAGAAGAAGGCCCAAAACTCGGGTTGTAGGTCTCGAAGTTCCCAAGCCTTACCGGCTACATTCTCTTCAGCTGGGGATATACAGCCCTCGCTAAGTAGAGCGTTAACTGCTTGTTTCTTGTTAGCTGCGTCTCGCTCAGCAGTGAGAGTGGCGACAGTCTCACGAAGAGAGGCGACCTCTGAGAGTAGAGAGGAAGACTCAGACAGTTTATTATACTGATCACCCATCTTCTTTTTCTTGTCGTCATCCTCTTCAGCCATCTTAGACTTATCATCTTCTTCGGCCATCTTCTTTTTCTTGTCGTCGTCCTCTTCAGCCATCTTAGCAGAGTCATCATCAGACTCAGCCTTGAGTGAAGCTTCAGCGTCTTCTTGCATTTCAGAAATCTTACGCTCTAACTCTTTGACCATCTCATCTTTGGCCTTAAGTGCATCGCGTAAATCTTCAGCTGACATGGAATCTAAATTGTCCATCTCTAACCTTTCGTTAAGCGTTACCCGATCTATTTGAGCGTGTAGCTGTGCAGGTCGGGGGGTTAATGTAATTGCGAGTAGCTGGGCATCCCCAACCTTGTTACCGCCTAGACGGTCAAACACCTCGCCAGTTATGAACTCAGGAGAAGACCATAAGACTCCACCTGCTTCTGAGACGACTTTTAAGCCGCGTTCATTGTATGCAGGGACAGCATAAAGGCCGTCCTCTCTTAGCTCTAAATCTATAATCATACCTAGCGCGTTCCCGCTCTCCGGTGGAGCTGGTGGGCCACCCTGAAAAGGCGAGGTCGCGTGTTGCCAGTCAATGATTACAGGGTCTTTCTCTTTACGCTCTTGATACACTCGAAGCATCTCCTCGAGCATTACAGAGGTGATCTCTTGCCCTATGTTCTCGCCATTCATACGAGAGCTCACCTGACCAAGACCTAGAGTTTTAAAAGGTTTACCGATAGTCAAATCATCAGGAACGTTATAGCTCGGAGCCTCTGACAGTTGTATCGCTTCACCGTAAGCTCTAAGTGAGTTTGATTTATCATCTGCTGAGTTCATTTGTTTAACTACCTTTCGAGCCCAAGCAAAACCTGCATCACCTCCCCAACCATGCCAAGCTTGCCAGCCTTTGCCCTGCTCATCCCAAGTCTCACCTTGCTTATCCACTTCGTGACGGGTGAAGTATGCAAGCATCCTACGGACTGTTTCAGGGGATAAATCTTTTCCTGCTTTGAGGTCACGCGCGCGCGCAATACCTACATCTGTCATACCGCGCTGTGAAGGTGGCTTGGAAGCTCGAACTTCTAAAGCTCGCTCAGCTGCCTCACGAGCTCCTTGTGGAGGTGAAAAGTCTATGTGGCTATATTTCTGAGGTGCCAAAGCTTCAGCTTTTTTCTCAGTTCGTTGGGGGTGACCTTTTGGTAACAGGTCGAGGTCTGTATTATAAGCCTTCTTACGCTGGCCTGTACCAACTAACTTAATGAATGTTCGAACGCGAGCTAAAGCCCATTGAGTTCTTGTCATTCCTGGACGATGAGAAACAGAGAAAGCACCAGCGCCACGTCTGAAGACAGCCTTAAGCATGCCCATATCTACACGACGAGATGATTTTTTGTATTTCGCGTTATGCTGATCTCTCATGTTTTCGAGAGCTTTCACAGCCTTCTCACCAATCTCTATCCCACCACGGCCACCACTTGCAGAGCCTTTGGGGTTTGTCTTACTTCCTGTCACCTTATCTTTTTTGGGTGCAGGTGTTTGCGCTTTAGTTCGTTTTTTGATCGGTTTAACCATTGGTCTTAGCTCTCCTACGAGCAATGAGTTGCTCACTGAGAGCGGCTATACCCCCACCCCCGCCTGAAGCCGCTATTCGTGTCATAGGTGAGCGGTGTGCAGTTTCGGGCAGGTCACCAGCTCCAAGACGTTCACGTAAAGCGCGCTCCAATTCATCGTCGGGAGTTAATAAGCCTGACTGCACAAGACCTGGTAGCATGCCCATAGAGTCTGCAAGATCATCGGTATCAAGTCCTGTATGAGTGAGCTTAGGAAGTTTACTAGGATCAATAGCGCCATAATTCCACTTAATGAGACGACCAATAGTCCCGCCTCCACGTCTATCAATCCCGCTCACCTGAGCCGCCACAATATCACAAAGGTTAATAGCGGCCCTTCTAAATACGCTTAGGTGTATCTCCCCCACTGATCTAGCACCAGTCTCTGTGTTACCTAGGTCTGCAAACTGAGTGAGGAAGGCCGAAGATATTTGTGAATCACATTTAGTGATGATGTTAATCGGCCCATCAGCATAAAGATTAGGTGTAGCTGCGTACTGCTCAAATTTTACAGCCGCGTTCTCAACAAGATAACTCTGCTCAGCAGAGAGGAAAGCTTGGGCTTGTCCTTCTGCATCGTCAATCATAGCGTCTATATCACCATCACTAAGACCTAAAGCCTCTGCTTGTGATCTGTCCACAACGACTTTAGGGGATGGCACCGCCCAACGATCAACACCTACACACATTAAATTCGCCACTCGTTGTTTAGTTCGCCACCACCACCAACAAGGTCGAAGCATTCCGACTCCCTCAAAGTTTGAACCTGTTTTATTGAGGGTCAAGAGCAAAAGTTTATTTGATGGGATAGGCTCAGGGGTCTTGGTGAGTCCTACACTGTTCTGAATAACTCCATCAAGTCGTTGGTTATCTCGACTAAGCCAGCGTTGATGCGCGCTTGGCTCTCTGTCTGCGTAGTGACTTAGCCAAACCCTAATCTTACCAGCTGAGTCCGGCCCAACCTTATAACACTCTTCTGCGTATCGATACCCCAAGGGTACAAACTCCCACAGATAAGACAATTGATCTTCCCAAGACATCTCCATTTGACCACTAAAGCCATCAAAGCCAAAACACTCGTTGGCATATCTCGAGAGCTCCTCACTTACTAGATCACCCTCGACTCCTGGCACGAAGCGCCAAGAAGCAGAGAGAAGAGTTTGTCTTAGCATGTGCCAAGAGCGTCTGACTACTGGGTCAGTTCTTAGCATCTCCTCAGCTTCCTGCACCCAATTGAGTCCAGTGAGTTGAGTATTTTGCTCTTTGCCAGTGATAACCCCACTGTTTAATTGAGTCCCTGATATGCCTCTTTGTTTGAAGCGTGGCGCTTTAGCTCTGAGGTGACGCGGGTCGCGCTCTTGCTCGTTTTTCATAACGACTCCAAGCTTATGGGGTTTACTTTGCCTTTCTCCGCTTGGAGCTGTAATTAATACTCAATTATATCTATAGATGATACTTGCGTATTTGTCTAGCTCCTCATTTTTGCCTTGGTAGCCACTCGTCTACTGAGGGGTGCAGTATAACCTGAGATGGGTCTTTTGTTTTAATAGGAGACTCTCCAGCGAAGAGTGAGAGCTTATCTATCATGGCCTGCTGAAGCTCGTTAATCTGTTCTCTGAGGAGTTGCATCTGTATTTGAGCATCTCTGAGTCTAGCAATGAGCGCCTCTCTGTCAGCGTTTGCTGAAGCTAGTTTATCTTTGAGTTCCTCAACTTCGGATGGGTCGCGCCCTGAAGCTATAGCCATCATGCTAGATATGCTGCCTGTGATCATGCCCAAGATACCAACCAATACATCTCTATTTTTCTCTACTATCTCAACATAGGTCAGGAAGAGAATGAGGAAGACCACCAGTAACATAAAGAAGACGCTAAACCACCAACCCCTCTTAGCCTTAATTTCAGAGGTTAACTCACGTTCGCTTCGTTTCTTCTCAGTTTGTTTTTTCTTATTGCCCATGTCCATTGTTGATAAACTCCAAGATAGCTTTAATGGTTGGCTTATTCGAGAACCAAGGCCACATTAGGCCCATCAAGTAGACTACCTCAATAATCAGAAGCCTTGGAATGATCCACCAAAGCCATTCTATTATTTTTCTATCACGTGCGCGACTCCTCACTTTTTTAGGGCCACCTAATCTCTTGACCTTCTCGGAGTTGGGTGGGGGTTGTAGGCTGTCGAGAGTTGAGCCTACTGCGTAAAGTGAAACAGGCTCAGCCACCCCTTTAAATCGATACAAGCCTACACATACATACCGCGTGCCTTTGGGGGTATGTATATTTACTCTGCCTTGTATTGCGCTCATAGCCTCAGAGGTCAATAGGACTTGTCCAGCTGTGCAAACGCTCATCGTTCTAGCAGCTATGTTTTTAGCGATTCCCTCTAACTCAATAGGCTTTGCACCGCCTAAAGTATCTAGCTCAGACTGAGTTACCTCTGCCACATTCCCCACATGAATACCTATTCTAGTATTGAGTTTAACCCTTGGTGGGATAGTGGATTGATACGTGAGAGCAAAGTTGACAGCATCAATAGATCTTTCAAATGAGAGTAAAAAACCATCTGACCTATCTATCTCTCGACCCTCGAAGCGATACATCAGAGAGCGCGTGAGCCTGTCGTGATATTGGAGCCACTCCGCCGCCTTCATAGCTCCGGCTCGTTGTACAAAAGCAGTTGAGCCTATGAGGTCGAGTAGTACTATTGCTAGTCTGCGTTCTTTGATCTCCATGGCAGTACCTCCACTCCATGCTTTAGAAGGTAAGAGACTCCGGCCTCACCTTCTAGTGATGGTGAGTACACTTTTACTATCCCTGCATGGTGAATAAGTTTAGCGCAATTTAAACAAGGGTCTCGAGTCACAGCTAGCGAAGCACCAAGCGTAGAAGATCCAAGTCTCGCCGCATTACATAGCGCGTTAGCTTCTGCATGGTGGCAGCCTATTTCTACAGATGTTCCTGAAATGATATTGAGATCATCTCTAGTGCAAGTGTGATCACCACACAATTCACCCCCACCCCGTGGCGCTCCATTATACCCGTCTGCAATAATAGCCCAGCTCTCACCGTCGAAGATTACGGCCCCCACTTGACCACGTGGGCAGGGTGAACTCTGAGCCAGTAGCTTAGCTTGATCAATTCTCAGCTTGATGTGTTTATTCATAGGTGCTACTTTCCAAAATGATAAGCGAGTTGTCAGCTCAACAACAGAGCGCCCAGGGATGTTGGGAAGCATTCTATCAACTCATCTTGTATAGCTTGGGCCACTTCGGTGGCTTCAGGCTGTGCATGCTCTTCTAGTCTCAGTCTAAGAAACTTGGCCCAGTTGAGCAGATTGCCTGACATCCAAAAACTAGTGTACATAGATTGAGGCAGTACGGCGCGCGCTTGCTCCCTAGATACACCTTGCTCTAAGAGGGTGTTGTAAAAAGATAGGCAGACCTGAGTGTGATCTTTAATCAATCTAGTAAACTCTGCTGACCTCGGTATGTTGATGGGAAGAGAGCACTGTAGATTAGTCTCGGCTTGTTTACGTAGGCTTCGTGGAATGTAGAACTCAATATCCTTAGAGGTGTATCGTCTGCTGATCTCATTGTAGGAAAATGTTCTATGGCGCTGTATCTGTCGAGCAATGAACAGGGGACAGGTGATAAGGAAGGTGGCAGAGATATGCTCAAAGGGTGAGGTGTGGCGATTGACTGCTAGGTAGTTGATCAGTGACTCATCACGTTGGCTCATCTCGCTCTTAGTGTCCTTCTTGGCGAAAGATACACGAGCTGCTAAGGCTGGTGTGTTATCGTCTCCCATCGATTGAATAAGAGTGACTTCTCCAATACCATCATCATAGATATTCATCCTCTCACCTTGATCCTTTCAATCTCTCGCTCTAAATACCACTGAGCTTTTTTGAGATCCTCTAGTTCTTTATGGGGGTCTTTAATACCTGCTCTGCATAAATATTTGAGGGTATTACCTCGATTAAAATTAAGCTTCCATGCCTCGATAACATCTATCGCCTCTATAGTGTTTGGATAATAATGGGTCGGGTGGTCAACGCTCAAAACTGTCTCCTCTTCGATGCACCGATTCTTACTCTTCGACTGGTGCTAGTGGTGGGGGTTCGTTGGTATTGCTTACGGTCTACTTCTGAGTCATTCCAGTTCCATGTGATGCAGTCGTATCTCAAAGCATCTAAGGGATCTTCTCTACCATCTTTTTTAGGTTGCTCCTTGTTGTCCCAAGCGTAAGACATGATGGCTTTGTGTAGGCTGTTACCTGTCGCTCTCTCTCCTGAAGTCCATAACTCTCTAGTGATGAGGTATTGCCGGCGATTAAACGCACGTTTTAAACGCTGGATGCCGTTGAGTACATCGGTTCGTATTGGGTCAGTATTCGACCGAAGAGGTAAGCCAAGGCCGTTGGGGGGAGCTCCTCGGATTGCTCTAAATGCTGATCTGCCTGTTTGGTCGTTTCGAGCGCGACCAGCTTTGTCTGCTACTCCAACGTCTAGCCAAATACGCGGTGAGGGTGCAAAGCTCTGATGAGCCCTTGGCCAAGCTATACAGAGTATGAGTTCGGTGAGTTGTTCAATCGTCACCTCTTTAGGGTTGAGTTCACCACATATAACATCAGCGCCTAGCTCCTCATCATGCACGATAATTAAGACGCTAGGTTTTCGAAACCCCCAGTCGATGGCGATACGTCCGGTCATGGATGGCTTATACCTCCACCCATCTATAATATGAGACTCAGTAAACTCAGAGTAGATTAGACCTGATGGAGGCTTAGGCTTATTCATAACCATAGCCTCACGCTCCTCAACAGGCAGGAGCTTAGTGGCCTCGAACCACTCAGAGCTGAGGTTCGCTTCGTTAACGTAGCTCGAATAGAGGAGAGGTTGACACTCCGCCTGCTCTGCCATCTGAACCCACCAAGCAGAAGATACAGGCAAACCCACCAAGATCATGATCGGGGATTCTCCTGCTCTTAATCGACCCATAGCTTTATGAGCTACTTCACTGCTAAGAGTTTGGCACTCGTCAATGAGGCAGACACCGGAAGTGATATTCAAGCCCTCTAGTGGGTTATGGGTAGCGTCTCGCGTGCCAGGTCGATAATACGAGCGACACCATACAGTTGAGTTTGTCGATGGGTCTAACCACTGTCTAAGAGTGTGGTTATACACCCAACCCAATGGCCCTAGCCACTTCTCTAGCTCAGGCATCAATACAGAGTTATAACGTGGGTTTGTGTCGGTCACAAGTAGGGATGAAGTACCAGGCCTCATTCGAGTAACGAATAATAAAGCGAAGACTAACGCGCTAGTTTTACCGCTTCCCCAACCACAACGCGCCGCGATAATCCTATTTTTTGAGAGGATGCTCTTGATAATGTCGCGCTGAAGCGGGTTTAGAACTAGGTTAGTCATTAGTCACAATCAACAAACTTGAGACCCTGAGAAGTGACCTCATAAAACTCTCTGTTAGTGATGCGGTGCTTATTGGTCTCTGAGGTGATGACCTTAGCACCTAGCTCTACATCCACTTCATCGTAATGTACGCGACTCCAACCATCACTATCATCAGCATTGGTGGCTCTAACATGATATTCTCCATTCTCTATAATCCATTCAGTACGCTGGTGAGATGGGTATATAGTCCATGCGCGTTTTAGCTTAACTCTAATCATCTGCATCTTGGGTGTCCTCTAGGTCGTCATCACCTCGAGGGTGGAGTTCCTCTTGCACTTGGCTGATCATGGCTGTAACCATCTCGTTCCCTTTGTCAGTAGTGGTCCCAACATTAAGGTCCACTTCTTTCTTGGCTCCCCATCGATCAGGATAGCGTCTCTCTAATATCCAAGCGTAAGCTCGCCAGTCTGCTTTTTCGTCGCCTAGCATTTTGAGCTTACTTAAAGAAACAGCCTCAGCGAAGTCTTTAGCCGCCTCTACTTCTAGGGTCCACTCACCGTCCTCACACTCATCAAGCCAACGGTAGTATGTGCGCTCACCTATACCGGATTGTGTACAAGCCGCCCTTATACTCATCCCCTCTCTGAGGTTATCAAGTAGTCTGTCTCTGACTTCTCTAGGATATGGTTTTCTTCCTGCTTTACCCATTTTCAGTCTCTTTCAAAATTTGCTCAATATACTCTTGGAGGACTTTAGACTTGTTGTAGACATCTAAGTTATCAGGGTCTTCTAGGTCTAAATCCTCCTCCAAGCGAGTTACTAACATCTCATAAAGTGTAGCTAATATCTCTTCGCCTGTCTCTACTACGTGTGTGCGTGTGGTATCAGTCAGATTTGATTTTTTATCACTCATCACTCCTCCTCTTTGCTCGTCTAGCTCTGTTCATTCTTCTCTTTTGTTCGTTGGTAATATTCCCTTTGCTTCGCTAGTCGTTTCTCGCGTTGCTGGGGGGTCTCGTTAGCTCTTTGTTTACGGTTGTACTCTCGATGGTACTTCCTACGTTTTTCAATATGGCGCTGATATTGCTCTCGACCTTTAGCTAGGCGCTCCTCTTTTTGCTCGGCTGTCTCACTAGCTACTATTTGATGGTATCTATTCCTACAGCGTTCTAGTCGTTTCTCGCGTTGCTCAGGTAGTTCTCGTTTCATCTTCAGCGAATACTTAAGGCGCTCATACTCTCGACCTTTGGCTAGTCGTTTCTCGCGTTGCTCGGGGGTCTCGTTAGCGCGTATATTTTTAGTCATCTCAAAAACTCCGGCAATGTTCTCAACTCCTCATCAGTGAACTCAGTGGGTAACAGCTCGATAGGCCAGCGTATAAGCGTTGGTTCTCTAACTTTTTTGGGTGGAGCTCCTAAGAGCTCACGTGCGGCCTGTAGTTTGTTTGCGGCGCTATGTCTCGCTATGGGGCTCATTTGTCGTGGGGTTCGGTTCATTAGCATCTCCTAGCGCTTCAATCTTGGTACGGTATCGCTTGTAGTAAACAGTCGGGGAGTTGCTCACCTGCTGCCAGGCTCCGGCTAACATTAATGAAATGTGCTCAGGTTTAGTGACATCAACACCAAGCTGTAAAAGCTCTTTATTAGATCTAGCGTGTTCGATAGATGCAGGTAGATGCTCAACTATGAAAGGCTTAACCACTTCATCGAGTATAGCTTGACGTGACATAGGCTCTTTATCCCTTAGGGAGTGCTCAGCCGCGTTAATGTACCCATCAAGCATAGTAGAACTCTCGTTAACGTATAGGATATTTCCTGAGCCTGCCAATGAAGCGCCAGTGTAAGCATAAGGGAACAACTTCCCATTCTCAGAGGTCAAGAGCGCCAAGCCTTGGCTATCGGGGTTTCGCTCGGGATGCACAAAGATCACAGAGGGTAGCTCTGACTTTAACTTCTTCTTTGCTCTTTTTTCTCCAAACAACCCACCTTCGACAGCTTCATTATTTTTCGGCTTAGGGTTGGGGTTGGGGTTGGGGTTAGGTTGTAGATCATCTACGGGGTTGGGGGGCTGAGGCTCTACCTTCTTTCTCTCTCTAAACCCTAACAACTCTTCTAGCTCAGCCAGTGAGCCTTCTTTAGATAGATCGACCAATGCGCTACCATCTCCCTGGGTGAGGCTTGGGCGCTCTTTATGAACCTTGAAAAACTTTCGGTATTTCGCAGACGCTGAGCCATCGAGACTCTTTTCCATCTGTTTTTCATACGCTTCTGCTTGTAGATCTCTGATCTCTTTGGGCATGTTTTTGATAAACGCGGCTTTAACCTCTTGTAAGGGTACTCCTTTATCAGGCCCATAATTAATACGTGGATCTGTATAAAAAAGCCCTGCTCGGGTCGATGATGGAAAACAACCGATTCCAGTATCCTCATCATAATGTGGGGGTTCCACAATGATCTTTACTCGGTTGTAAACCTCAGGGAAGTGAAGTCCCCACTGGCGAGCTTGATGAATGATCTGTCGGTGAGAGTATGCGCTTACCACGTCATAAAGCTCATTCTTATATAGAAGCGCGGTAATAAAGCCGAAGCGCTCAAAAAATGAGTTGAGAGGGTTTTTATTAGCTCTCGTTTTCTGACAATACTTTTCTTTGAGATAAACCTTAATTGTAAACCCATCCACAACAAGTATATCTAATAGATAATCTTTGAGAGAAGATTGATTACTTTTAAACGAGCGGCTTCGAGTACCCACTTTTAATTTGAAGTCATAATATCTTGACCCAATATAATTATAAGCCAATTTGTTCAAGCGTCGCGTGCGATCCTTAAAAGAGAGATATTCAGCACTTGTTTCATGATCGGGAGACATTCCCATCAATATGATGCTTGTATTATAAGGGTTCCCACGATGACAATCTAAAAGGCTCATCCAGTCGATGCCATCGACAGTATATGAGGAAGTATTAAAAAACTCGCTGACCTTGCCAAAGTCCACAGCATAAAAAGACTCGCGGTGATCCACCAAAAATTCAGTAGCTGCTTCATGCTCATACTCTGTTTTGAGCTTTGTGCGGATCTCATCAGATACAATCAACTTAGCGCCTGCTGTTCCCTGGCTGTCAATATGCATCCAAATCATAGCGCCTTGGGGGTATTCTTCGGTTCGAGATACAACGACTACACCATAATGATTACCGGCTAGCGTTGAGTCTTTGAGGCCAATACCAAAGTTAGCGTGGACTCCTTCTCTGTTCTTCGTTGATGAGTTTCGACCATTGATAAGCTTAAGCAGCTCATTAGGACTCATACCACATCCATCATCAAAACAGCCTAATTGACCATCAACATCAATAAAGCGTATCTGTGACGCTCCGGCCTCTTCAGCGTTTTGAATGACCTCTCGTAGAAATTGATTAGGCCCCATCTCACGATAAGCTCTGCTTAGGCTGGCGGTGGGGTCATGGTCGATCATTTGTTTAGTTATTAGTTTACTCATGTTTTTTTTCTTATCCTCTTTCGAGGTTCAAATTAATTCTATTGTTTTATCTACGAGTGAAGCCCTCTCCAAAAGGGCTGGGGTTATGAGAGTAGCTCGGTTCGGGAGGCAGGAATTGGTCTTCCTTTTTATCTTCTTTGTCGAGTACGAACCAGGTATCAACGCGAACTTCCCAAAAACGCTTACCCTCTTGGTTTTGGTGGCTCTTTAGTTGCCCCTGCACATACACTTTTTTACCCTTGACGAGTACCTGAGCCGCTCGATTTGAGGAGTTGCCCCAAATCTTGATGCTGTGCCACTCAGTAGATTTTTGCCAATTCCCCTGCCTATCTTTGTAATTCTCGTTAGTCGCGAGTCGAGCGTAAGTATACGGGGTTCCACTTTGAGTAGTCCGTAGCTCTGCATTATCGCCTAGATTGCCGACAAGTGTTACTTGATTGATCATTATTCATCTCTCTAAAAAGCGCTTATCACCCGGTGTGAGATTAAGTATTCGCAAAAAAAACTTATGAGCCTTAAAAGTATCGTATCGTTTTGATAGGTTTAAGTTCATGGGTGATAAGCTTAGAGGGTATATCTTACTCAGAGTTGATCAGTCAATGATAAATTGTTAACTTGATTCTGTTTCAGTCTGCCCCCAAATGTTCATGTGCTTTTGGGGGCGGTTTTAAAATCCCCACGCGCTAGCGTTTACTCTTTCGATTCGTCGGTCTCTACCTACCATCTTAATGGGCTCGGGAAACATAGCGCCGAGACGACTATGAGCCGCTGAGTTGCGACCCAAAGACTCTAGCACTTGTCGCGGTGAAAGATTAGTAGTCAGGATCACTTGGAGCTTACCAGCTGTCCATAACTGAGAGAACTGTTGTAATAACTCAATAGTTTTCTCTCTCCACCAAGCACTCTGATTAGCAGACCCACCGACCCCACCAAACTCATCAATTAAAAGCACATCAACTCCATCAAGCCAGTCTTTGAGAGGGTCTTGAGCGTGTTTATCATTCCATGTTTTCTTGATGTCGTTAAGCAGTTGGTTATGGGATATGAACTTGACCTTTATAGCTTTGGGGTTCCTTTTACCATCTCTCCAAATTGTCTTGCTACAGGTGGCTGCCTCACGTGCATAGGCATAGAGTAACGAGCTTTTCCCGTTCCCCGGTGGGCCATACAAAAATATATTTGGTGCGCGCTTAAGGTGTGGAATTGTTGAAACGTCAGGGGTTCTCAACCACTCCAATGCTCGTTGGATGGCCTCTAGTTGTTGTGGAGAGTCTGCTTCATAAGTATCAAAGCTCATCCCTATTGCATCCGTTGGCAGGTTCATATTGTTGAGACGTTTCATCCATCGTCTTGGCTTCTCGCATCTCTTACACATCACAGCATCAAGAGCAGTCATCCCTTGAATACGCTCGTAAAACCAACCCTGCAGACACTCACCACAATAAGGAACTGGCTTGCATCTGAGTGTCATAGCCTCGGTATCAATCCAGTCTAGAGCTTCAAGGTTTGATGGGTTGACGTGGCTGAAGTCCTTAAACTTCTTAGGAGCTGGTGAATGCTGTTTGAGCTTTGCTCGATAGTCTTTGAGGCTTTGAATTGCTTCCTCTGTGACTCTGAAGCGTGTCATCTCTGAATTGTGTTTTTCGTTATCAATCATTTATAGGTCTCTACTTTCAGTGCTTGTGAACGAGCCAAACTCTCTTCAAGTGCTCGTCGCTCGGGTGATAGGTGTGCATACATCGCGTCTCTTCTTGCTTGGTCTTTGTCTAGTACAGCTTGAAGAGCCTGTTCTCTCTCTTCCATAGTTGGCACATAGACTTTTAAGACTTGGCGCTGAGTAGTTGCCTGATGTTGTGGTTCGGGTTCTCGCGTGCGCTCTAGATTATTATTTAGATTATTATCTAGATTATTATTAATTATATTGTGACCCATTTTGGGTTGACCCTTGACCCATTTTGGGTTGACCCTTGACCCATTTTGGGCCGACCTTTGACCCATATTGGGTTGGCCCATTTTGGGTTGACCCATTTTGGGTTGACCCATATTGGGCTGTGACTCTACTAGAGAGCGCAATGCTTCCACATGTAGATAGACGACTTTGAGACTTCCTCCTGGAATAGTCTCTCGGGTGATTACTCCGGCCTTCTCAAGATCCTTAAATGCTCGGGTGATGGTATTACGCGAGACGCTACCATGAAAGATAAACTCTTGCATGTAGTCGACTGCCATAGGACGTGACCAAGTATTCCAATCTAGCTTGTAACAGAGAGTCATCAGGACAATCTTAGCACCGTTTTTAAATGGGCTTTTTATAGCCAACTCCATGACTTCATGTTGTTTCATCTTCCCTCCTTGTCAAAAAGTTTCATAAAGTATTTGACACGATTTAAAGTTCATGTCAAACATTATATATCACATGTTGATTATCACATGTTGAATATATCATGTTGTATATTTCACATCAGACTTATACAAGGAGAATGAGCTTGCACCCTGCAAAAAGATCACAACTCAGAACAATCACCACTAGAAAGTTATCTGATAAAGCTGGTGTCTCTTATGGTTACTTATCGCGTGTAATCAGTGGAGATCTTGACGCTTTTAAAGACACAGCGCTTAAGCTAGCTGAAGCAGCCAATTCTTTATCAGAAGATGCTGGGCTCCCTATTTGCTTCGAGCCTAACGACTTCAACTCTAAGCTACACGTCAACTATAAAGAGATCTATCCTGATGCTAAGTTTCGAGTGCGCTCAGTGCTCGTTTCTTCATGTGACTACGAGGTCAAAACAGCCAAAGAGATCCTCGATTATCACACAGCTGATCTGCTCTATACTCGACTCTATGAGTTGATGTCAGATGCGCTCAGG